CGTTTGTAAGACCGCGATTATATTCACTTGAAATACAACCGTCTCCAACGGTGGATTCTATAGCCGCCCTGGTAATCTCAAGAAGTTGTGAGGTTCTCTTTCTGTGCGTCTGATTATTTGTGCTATGCCACAAGAGACACTTATATACAGCCTCTAATAGTTCATTTGTTTCCGCCAATGTTTTACCATTGCGCCAAGGGTCGCGCATGTAGGTTTGAAATTCCTCTAACAGTTTCTCAACCGTCTTCATTGTTCTGGCGTCCTTCTTTCCAATAGATCGACGCTTCCAACATACACAATGAAGCCGTTTAATAGGCCGTCATGCAGCAATTCCTTGCCGTCACCATTTTCATAACAGCTTTCGAAACATTTTCTTGCGTTGTCCATTGTGGAATGCATACCGTGACAAAGCATACTTATTTGTCGCGTCTCAGGATTGTACGCAATTGTCCCGTAAAGTTTCACTGTATTTTCTCCCCTAGAAGCATCCTAGCAAGATCATTTGCGGCGCGCTGGCTAAGGATAAGAATTATTGGGGAGCGATCAAGGGCCAGGACATTAACGCACACAGCCTCTTCTCCGGCGTCTGATTTGGCGATACCTACGTCAAACCCGATGACTTGGTATACGTGCTTTTCGGACGCTGCATGAAAAGTAGTATTGTCATTATCTGCCATTGTTCAAATCTCCAAAAAGAAAACGCCGCTGTTAAGGGTGGTTCTTAACAGCGGCGTAGCACTCACCATGCGGGGCTTATTCTACACGGTGAGAATTATTTCCCTTTGCCTTTCGGCCCTTCCAAGCGGGCTTGTTTTGTTGGCATCGGGGGCAGGGCCGCGCGCATTTTGTCCGTTGCGGACGGTTCATTGCTATTTTTTAGCGGTACTGCAATGAACTCATAAGACGTTGCAGATGTGGCGTTGAATTTGGCGTAAATGTCAAAGCCAAATACAATTGAATTATTCCCATGCTCGCGGAGAGAATTGACCATTGGTCCGCCCACGTAATCGGGTAGGAAACAAATGGCGCTGTCGAAAACTTCGCCGTCGGCATTTATGGCGCAAAAATCTCCGGCAAATTTTGTCCATTGGGAAATGGTCGCTTCACCTGTTTCAGCGTCAACGCGTTTGAACTTGCTGTCACCGATTACAAATCCTGTGATCTCACCGAATACGCGATAGAGAAGATGGTTTCCTTTCTCATCCGCGAGGACCAATTTCTGAATATCGGCTTTGGAGCCGAACACGGTTTTCGTGGAAATTACTTTTAAGAGTTGATTATCACTCATCTAGCGGAACCCCTTAAGTTTTGCCCCTCCATTTTACAAGCCGGGAGGGGCAACGGCTATAGCATCGTACCGATATACGACACTATTAGATGGTGAAGCCCGCTTTAACAGCCTTCACGACTTTACCGGACAACGCGTCATTAAAACGCGTTTCGACTTTGTCAACGGCGGCGCGGATAGTGGCGATAATCTTTTTCGCTTCCGCGTCATTGTATTCATAAGAGCTACGCTCGCTAACATTTTCCAGCACTTCCAGCGCATGGATGACATTATTGACGCGGTTGACGCCCACCGTTGCAAAGCGCTCGCGCGGGGTTTTCAGTTCCTTGTCAGTCGCGGTCGCGGTCGCGGTCGCGGGGGTGGGGGAGGCGTGCGGAGCGTCTTTCTTTTTCGTATCGATAGGCATTTGAATTTCCTTTCTAATTATTGGTTCGCGTTTTCCATCGGTTTGTTCGCCGTGGAACGAATGGACCTTACAACGAAAGAAGAAGTTCCCGCAATAGAAAAAGATGGGGCTTCATTGCGCCAGACAACGGAATTTCCTTTCGCGATTTGTTCCATATCTTCAAAGGTTAGCTTAGACCCTTTTGAAGCTATTTTGTCTTTTTCCCCTGGAATACGAATGGCATATAGTTTCTTGCCACAGAAATGCCCAATGGAGCCTGTCCCTTCATGCGCCCAATCCCCTATGGCTTCCGACATGGGAAGGGCTTTGTAGTTCGCGCCAGGGGCACAAATTATGCTATCCGTGTCACAATAGATGACGTGTTTTTCGCCCACGGTGTGAATTGCTTTTAATAAATGGGCGCGGGCAAAGCCGGTAATGGACGCCCCGGTAGCGACATTATTATATAGGGGCCGCCCCTTCCATTCGACGCCAAATTGAAATTTGTATTTCCAAAGAGCTTCGCGGCGGTGAATTTCGATATTCTGATATTCCTCCACTATTTCCCACCCCTCTTTATTATTTACCGGCGTTCCACCCGGCACTATTACGTAATCGAAGTACCGGGCGGGGTTTTGGGCCAATTTTCCATATAGCGAGTTCATCATAATTTTGCCGATGGTATATTGAATAGGATTTATTTTCTTATCGAAACTCGCTTTATAGGCAAACCAATGGTCAATATATGGTTTGAAATTAATTTCGTTTGTGAATGAAATAACGTCCTGTATTTTCTCATCCTTGAATAATCCCAATTCCTTTGCGGCGATATATTCCCACCCGGTAACGGCGAAGCTATTTTCGCCTATGGGAAAATCAAGTCCGCCAGATTTTGCGCGTTTGGGAAAGCACCCTGATATTGTGGTAGCATCCAATTTTATAAAACATTTCTGTTTTTCCTCGCGGCTTAATTCTTCGAACTGCCACGTTTCCAAATGTGTGCGTTCGTCACCGCTCGCATGATTTTTACACATGGCATTTGGATAAGAGGACCGAATATCAAGTATATCAATATTGCGATGTGTCCCAGGCCGAAAACACTCAGTACGCCCGCCAAAATAAAAATCGCGTAATAACCCGTCGAAATGAGCATTTGTTTTCCCTGGATTGACGCCAAGTTTTTTAGAAAATTTTAGTGCGTTGCTGGCGATGGTAAGTTGTGTGCCAGCAATTTTTCGATATTCGGTTATTAGATTGTAGAGTGTTACACAGTCCACTTCCAAATATTCGATAATTTCCGGCATGTGCAAATGCCGAACGGCTTTTTCAAGTTTGGAATAATCTATTTCTTTCTTGCCGATTTTTCCTAGTGCTTCCGGTACAGCCGCGTAGCTATCGCGCAATTCCGCTTTACCAAGCATCATTTTGACAATGCGACCGTTTATTATTTGGGCGCGCGTTTCCTTGACGTATTTAAGCAAAAACATGAAATCGAATTTGCCGCCGTTGTGAGCATAGATAACCACGTCGCCTTGAGTGTGGACCCAAGAGACAAAATTATCGGTTGAATTAAATGTGCGGTATGCGGAACCGTCATACGTACCCCATATAAACGGTTCCGGGGTACGGTCGTATTTGAATGGATCAGTTTCACAATCCGCCGCGATTATTCGCTTGGATCGTGCCACCTATTCCTCTTCTTCATCCTCTTCAATATCGGGAGAGAATTTGGCTTTGTTTTTTATTTCATCGCGAAAGCCGCGCTGATCTTTTACAAGAGCGGCAACGCCGGAAATAAATTCGTCTGCATTCTGGTACGCGTTAAAACGCGCTTGGATATATGTCAGCCATGTATTGAAGGAAGAAAACCCTTCTGAAGCGCGCCCCTTAGTTGTCCATAAATGCAATTGCCACGGCGGACGTTGTTTTCGATTAAAGAGGGTCAATCCTTTTTCGATTAAGGCGTCTGCAATATGTAACGCGCTTTTTGGTTTAACCGGGTGATATTCCCAATCGCGCCCGTTTGATGTGACGATAATTCCGCCTTTGCGAACGCGTACCTTAGCGTCGGGCGCGGTGTTGCGCAGTCGTACAGCGCGGATACCGCCGCCAACCAATTGTCCTTTTAATTTTTTGGCTTGAAGCGCGGTAACGGGTTTTAGGTTTTCTGTGTGACGCAGTTTGTTTTTCACGCGCTTAAACGCGGAATATTCGTTAACGGTTATTTTCTTTTTGCCCCGGTATTTTTCCAGGGACGGTGCGAACTTTGTAAATTCGCGTATTTGTTTGATTTCTGATTTTTTTAATAGAATATATTTAGCGCGAGTTTTCGCAGCCATCGTAGCCCCACCTATAAGCGGCTGGCGCGGAACGCCACCACAAATCACCTAGCGGGATTTAGTGTAGTCCGATTGGCGATGGAAACAAGGGGCACGATGGTTTATCATTCGCGCTTCATTCCATCCGTATACGGATCAGATTGTTACTTCGCTATTTGGGGACAATATGCCGCAAAACGATACATTCATTACGCGCACAGCCGTTTATCGCGGCACGCTGCAAATGTATATAAAGACCCTTACCACAACTTATGTCCCTGTCGTGAATGGATGGAATTTCGGTAACGCCGCGTGGCCTATGGAGGCGCACGGCTACATAAAAGATAATCGTCCGTGGGGCATAAAGGGAAATGTATTTAACGAAGACGGGGCCACACCATTTCAAGCTGGAAACATATCGGCTGGCACGTTAAACGATAATGTTTTCGGTCCTATTTTTTATAACGCAGGGCGATTGCTCGGCTTCTGTGAAGGCAAAACGCTGTCACTGGATATAAACGCTTTCGAATATGCTTTTAAGACCGGAACGCCTTTGAGCTTACAGAATTTTTCTTATCAAAATCTAACCAATCTTCCAAATGTTTCCAATACCGGAATGTATGCGCCATTTGTTAAATGTCTTGGTATTGGGCGCGATAATCTTTTGTGGAGCGGATATGTCGATAGCCTAATAAACAAAACAATAGCGTTTGACGGAACGCGCGCATTCGTTCAAGACCCATTGTTCATTGTTTCAAACGCAAGCGTGAATTATAATCCGTATCTTGTTTTGAATTGGCAAGGCGTCAATGCGATGCTTGCCGCCATAAACGGCGCTACCGCACGGCGCATTACCATGACGGATTTTTCGACGTTCATGCAATTTATTGATGTTTCATGGGATAATGCCACCATCGATACCGCTATGAAATCCGCTATACAGAGCGGCGTTAATAGAAATGGCCCGTCTCAATTTGGTTGGATTACCACGTTAAATACAACAACCGCTACAATCGACGGAAAGACTTTAACGGGTTTTCTTGTTCTTACGGCGGGGGACGGGTCTTATTATTACGTCATAGAAATCATTCCAACGGACACCGCAAGTAAGGGATGGAAGGGGACCGCTTCAAATGGAAATACACGGTTCACGGCAGATGGAACGGCAATCATCCGTCAATCCAATTCCTCTACGAATTTGTTTATCTCCACGGGGTTTTTGTCCCAATATCGTTATTTGCCAGTTTACCCGCCGATGACGTTGCCACCGCCTCCACCGGACAGTGAAATACCATTGACGAAATACCGCGAAGTTGGGGCGAAATCGTAACGATCCCTCCCCAATTTGGGGAAGCGTCACGCTGTTATATATGGTAGTTATAGAGCAATCATTTTCAGGGGTGCGAAATGCCGTCTTTACCGAACCAATCCAGCTATATTCCGAACGTTGTCCCCACCGGAGAGGCGGCTTGCGAGGGGCGAAAGTCTATCACAACGCTAATCGATTTCTCTATCGGTTTGATATTTCGTTTGGACTTGACGGCAATTCAAGCGCAACAGCAATGGATAAGAAGTGTCCAAACAATTTTCGTGGACAATTCGGAAAACGCCGTACAAATCGTAGTGACGTGCGGCGTAACGTTGCAGCGTGTTGTTATTCCTCCCAATAGTCAGGCATATATTCCGCTGTTACAGCCTAACCCGCCTGTGTTGCAATTTGAGGCAAGCGCCGCCGTTCCTCTTACCGTACAAATTTTGAATTTCTTTCTGCCCCCTTGTGTTTGGGGCACGAACGGTTCTCCCGCGATTGATCCCGATACCGGCGCGCTTATCGTTACGGATCAGATTTTGGATAGTTGCGTTGCTAATAACGCACTTAACGTCAACTCTCTTCCGTTCACTGTTAACGGACTTATCGACGCAAGCGGAACGATTGTTACGGGCGGCACGGCGCAATCTCTTTTTGCCGCAAACCCCGATAGACAACGCTTCATTATTACCAATCCGACAAGCGCTACTGAAATTTTGCAATTCGCTATTGGATTGTCCACGGCGGGTTATATCGATTTGGCGGCTGGCGCGACGTGGGATGAAAACGGTTCAAGCATTGCCGGGCAGCAGATTTTTATTAAGGGCGCAACAACCGGGCACGCGTTCACCGCTTATAGCGCCTAATCCGAGGACGGAATGCTAGTCAACCCGCCGTTCGTTCCAACGTTTGGGGTAGGAAATCCGCCTGCCAACGTTCCTATTAATCAACTATACTATGACACTACAACGACGCCCTATATCCCTTGGGTATTTGACCCAATTGTTGGCGCCTGGGAAGTGTATGGTGGGACGGGTGGCGGGACAGTTTCAAGCGTCGGGTTAACAGCACCGTCTATCTTTACCGTAAGCGGCTCTCCTGTCACGTCTGCCGGAATACTGGCAATGACGCTTACCGCGCAAACTCAAAACACCGTCTTTTCCGGTCCCGCAAGCGCTCCATCAGCAGCGCCTACATTTAGAGCATTGGTCAACGCGGATATTCCCACGCTAACGAGCAAATCGTTAGTGAGTTGCGCTATCTCTGGCGGAACGACAATTCCTAACGGTTTAATAACATCCGCTGGACTTGTCGGAATAGGAAATGGTGGAGCGTCAACTCCGGTTTCTCCCTTAAATGTAGTGCAAAACGGCGGCACAAATAAAATTGCGTCGTGGGATTTTTTCGGCGCAACGGCAGTCGGCGGGCCGCTTCAAGATTTCCGTAAAGCGCGCGGAACGATGGTCACGCCTACGGCGGTATTAAATAATGATTATATCGGAACCACACAGTTCCAGGGATACGGCGGTTCAAGCTTTATTATTAGTTCTGGCTTTGGGTCGCGTGTGAATGGTACTGTAACATCAAGTTCCGTTCCAACGGATTTGTTTTTCTATACCAGCGGCGGGGCAAACGAAACCGATCCTTATTCCCACGGCACCGTTAGATTGATCCTTGCGGCAAATGGCAACGTTGCTGTGGGGCAAATCACCCCGGCGACTAAGTTAGACGTTGACGGGCCTATTGGAACAAAAACCTATCTTGTCGCGGCATTGCCCGTGGCAACCGGAAAAGCTGGTATGCTCGCATTTGTTAGCGATGCAACGCTCACGGCAATAACTGGCTTGGGGCTTACCGTAATAGGCGGCGGATCGAATTTCGTTCCCGTTTATTCCGATGGTACGAACTGGATTATTCTATGAGAAAGACCGTTGCGAAAATCGTCAATTTATTCCGCAAAAAGAAAATCCCTGGAATTGCCTATGGGGAGACTATCGCATATCGAATTGAAGCGCTGAAATTCGCGCGCAATATTTTGGAGAGCGAAGGGAAAAAAGATCAGGTCCGGGATATTAATAGGGAACTGATTATGTTAAACGGAATGGATAAATCGGCACGATACATTCACGGGCAGACGATTACCAAGCTCCGCTAATTCCCTCGTTTCGCCATTTGAGGACACAATGGAAAAGCCTTCTGGAATGGAAATTATGATGAAATCCCTTCTAAAAATGATGGGATTTAATCCAGAAGAAGTAAAAACGGCCATGCAAACCGTGGTCACTGATTTGCAGGAAGGCTTGGCGCGCGTCGGAAATCTTCTTCAAGAAATCAAAGAAGGACAAAGCGTAATCGATGCGCGCATAGAACGTCTTGAATTTGGTATGCGCGAGGTACACGCGAAACTAGGGATTTCAAATATTCCGCAAATTGAATTTGTTGAAGACGAAAAAGTAAAAATGGAGGATTTGTGATGCAGAATTTTAATCCGGCTTTGCTTGCTACGCATATTGCGGCATTGCTCGCACGCGTCGATAACGTTGAAAAAATGATTACCGGCGACGTTGACTTTAAGGCATCAGAAGTTTTTTCTGTTGTTAATGGTTTGGTTGCTGTGGTTGGCGATTTCGTCCCACGGATTGCAGAAATCGAAAAGTATATGGCGATCATTGTTCCAATTATTCCGGCGTTACAGGATACGTTCGCCGGTTCAGTCGCCGGGCAGGGCGATACCGCTCTTAGCGGCGCTGTTATTCCAGCAGACGAAATCGGGGCTTATGTGGACCCTGCAAAATTGGACGTTGTGTAATGCCTCCCGATGAAATTCAAGAACAGGCCACAGAAGCGGCGGTAGCGCGTGCAGATGCTATCGTAGCTGATGCAACGGCGGAAGCTGCGGAACGTGCCGTAAATGCGGCAAATTCTGTTGTTGCTCAATCTGCCGTTGTTGCGGCTGTTGCACAAGAGCAAGCTGCACAGCAAGTACAAGACATTGCCGTTAGAACCGGCGAGGTGCTTAACAATCAAGAGGAAAGTTTAGAATGGTTGCGCGAACACGCAAGAGTGACGCAGGAAACGCAAACGGAAATGCTTTCTCGCTTGAACCAAATGTCGGAACGGACGGCGACATTGGAAACAACGATGGGCCGAACGGTGGAATTACTGGCATTGTTGACCCCGCCAGTCTTGCAGACGGAAACCCCGTCTCCGGAGAGACAACCGGAGAACCCGTCAAGCGTGGCCGTGGACGCCCAAAGGGAAGCGGCGTCGGCGGAACAAAGAGCATCGGCAAGGAAAAACAAACGTTTCATATAGAGGGTATTGAAGTCCTTCTTTTCAATATACATGCGATGCTTGCCGCTTCTCTTAGTATTCCGCAACTTGCTCTAGCAGAAGATGAAGCGAAGCAATTGGCAAAAGCGGTACATAATGTGCAGCAATATTACCCCATGCACATTTCCGCAAAGTCCATGGCATGGGCTAATTTGATTATGATTGGCGGAACTGTTTATGGTTCGCGCGGCGTTGCAATTTGGGCCGAAATGAGAATGAAGGAAGAGGAGCGCGCCAAGAACGCTCCAACCGTTGTAAATTTTACGCCGCGCTAATTTTTGATATTTAACTTTTATTTCAGATTACGTTCCGCGTTGTGTATTTGAGGAACATATAATTTTGCCGCGTCTGCCCGGTAATTCTCACCGTGTCTCTATCATAGGACGTACCGGCACCGGCAAAACTCAAGCCGGGCTTTGGCATTTGTCCCTCAAACACTTTTCGAAATTCCCTTGGGTTATGTTTGACGCCAAAGGCGACACGCTCATAAACGAAATCGCCCAAATACCCGGCGTCAAAGCAATCTCCATGAAGGATACACCGGACAAATCCGGTTTGCATATTCTTCGCGCTACTCCACCACAAATGAAATCCGACGCTATGGATGATTTTCTATGGCGCATACATAAGCGTGGGCGCTGTGGTTTGTTTTGCGATGAAGGATACGTTTTCGATCCTCGCGGCGATGCGTTCAATACGGTTTTAACGCAGGGCCGATCCTTGCAAATTCCGATGATTGTTTTGTCACAACGTCCGCGTTGGCTTTCCCAATTCGTATTCTCAGAAGCGGATTTTTTCCAAGTGTTCGCATTAAATCACGTTAAAGACAGGCGGACTTGTGAAGAATTTATTCCCGCTGATTTAGATAACCGCTTGCCGGATTACCACTCACTATGGTATGACGTGGGTAGGAATAGCGTTCATACGTTTTCACCCGTTCCGCCGCGTGAAAGCATTCTAGAAAATTTTGAAAACCGTTTACGCATTCGTAAGCGAGTTATCTAGAGGCGGGACAATGGACGGGCACACTTTCCTAAGCTGGAACATTCCGAATTTCCTTACCGTCGTCCTTATGGGCGCGCTTGGCTTTGCATTGCTCAAAGCCAGCAAATCTTGGGCCGCTTCTCGCAACGGGAGTTAGTCCCTTGAACATTCTAAATATCGAATTGTTGAAACAGCCGGTCAATTGGTTTGTCATTTGGACAATGCTAATTATCGGATGGTTTGTGTATCGTATTATTCAGCGCGGCGTGGCCTAAACGCCAATTTAGAAGAGGAGTTATTTTAATGGTAGCGCCGACGCAGCAAATGAATACCGCACAGGCAAATCAGCTTGCGCGCTCGCTCATTACGGGCCGCGCAATCAAGATGACACAGAATATTTATTCCAATACGATTAACCCTCAGACGCAGCAACAGGTTCAAATCCCATTTCGTAACGTGGGCATGGTTCTTGGCTTTTGGGTAGATTTGACCATTGCCGTTGCGGCTCCCGGAGCCAGTAACACGTATAGCCTTACGCCCTTTGGCCCCGCCAACGTTCTTTCTCAGATTGTCCTTACGGACCTTAATAACAATGTTCGTATTCAGACAACCGGCTGGCATTTGCACTTTGTCAATACCGCCAAAAAGGGTGCGCCGTTTTGTGTCGCGCGTACCAATACGTCCTACCCGATTGCATATGGCGACAATTGGACCACGGCTTTTGCGGCGGCTTCCGTCACCGGAACCACGGCTGGCACCGTCTATATGCGGTATTGGGTGCCGTGTGCGTATAGCGATTTCGACCTTCGCGGCGCAATGTATATGAACGTTGTGAATGCCACGGCGTATCTGCAATTGAATATCAATCCTTCCGCTCAAGCGTTTGTTACAGCCGGTAGCGATCCTACGAACGCTGTATTCATTGCTTCCGGTGGCACTCCCACGTCCGGATGGGGTACGACTTGCGCCATCAATGTGTATCAGGTGTATTACGATCAGCTTCCGGTTGGATCGAACGGTGCGCCGGTTCTTCCGATCATTGATCTTTCCACCATTTATGAACTTAAGAATACGACTTACAACGGTATGACAAGCGGGCAGGATTTCCCGATCCCGTATTCGAATTTCCGGGATTTCCTTTCGACGTTCGCGGTATGGGACAATGGCGGAACGCTAGACGTTGGCGATTTCACGCAAGCCTGGAAACTACAGAGCGCGAACTTTACGAACATTTTCAATATCAGCGCGAACCTTGCCGCAATCCAGGGCCGAAATGAAATCCAGGACGATTTCCCGGCTGGCGTTTATTACTTCCCTTCGCGTAACAAACCGATCAGCACCGTTCAATACGGCAACATGGAACTGGTCTTGACCCCGAAAGGGTCAATCGCGGCTGGTGCTGTGGTGCAAATCGGATATGAAGATTTCGCATTGGTCAATACCTTGGTTGGCGCGGCATCTTTGAATACCGCTTGATAGGAGCGCGTTGCGGAACGGGCGCACCTATGATCCCCCGGATCGAATGTGAAAACGTTTGGTCCGGGGGATTTCTTCTAAGGATATGACAATGGGAACTCTCCAAACCGCTTTCGCTGATTTTTGGAAACGTCCATACAACCCGGACGGTTCCGTTAGCATGTGGTTTCTTTTTATCGGGCTATTGCTTGTCCTGATTTTTGCGTGGTCGCGTATTCTCAAACACATTGTAGAGTAGAAGGAATTTCAAAAATGGACATGCGCCATATTATCGTTTTGGTTGCGGTTTTGGCTTTGGGATATTGGCTTGGCCGGAAATTTCCTTCCGTTCTGGCTGGCGTGCCGGTTCTAGGCTCCTAATCAGGTTTTGAATGTTCCATCGTCGCGTATCGACTTGAGGACCAAATGCCACAATCAAGCGTTATCGCCTTTTTCTTGATTGTCGGATTTGTCATCTTCATTACGGCACGCGGCGAACTGGCTTCTTATCTGTCAGTCGTATTAGGCCCGGCCCCATCAGTCGCAGTATGAGGACAATATGCCGTTCGCGTTAATTGCGGTTGGATTGCTTCTGGCAATTGCCGGGGCGCGCAATACGCAGGGTCAATTGTTTTCTTTGCTCAAAGGCGATTTCACCGGAAATCAAAGTTTCATTTGGTGGAGCGTTTCAATTCTAGCCGTAGGCTCGGTCGGATATGTCAAAAGCCTTAAGGGTCTGGCAAACGCCTTTCTTGCCTTGGTTCTTATTGTTCTTGTCCTCCATAATAAAGGCGTATTTGATAATTTCATTTCAGCCTTAAAGATCGGGACCAATCCCGCCCCCACTGTGGACAACAGTAATCCGGAGGCGCAAAGCTCAATTATCGGCTCTATCAATACCGGGAGCCTGTTGTCATCGATGGGAGGACGCTAAATGTCCAAAGTAGGCGAGCAAATCACCGTTATTCTTATTGCCATTGTTGGCGTCTCTATTCTTGCTATCGTTCTTTCAAAGAACGCGAACACAACCGGCGTAATTAGCGCGGCGGCGGGCGGTTTCAGTACGGCCCTAGCCGCCGCTTTGTCGCCTATCACCGGCAATAGCGGCGTGGCGAATTTTGGAGGCTTGGGGTAACATGGGACATTTTGGGGACCAAATCGTAGCAATTCTTACCGCGATTATAGGCGTTGCCATTCTTGCGGTTATTGTTTCGAAAAACAGCAATACCACGAACGTAATTGGGGCGGCGGCACAGGGCTTTTCCGAAGCGCTTTCTACCGCAATTTCTCCCATCAGCGGCAATTCCGGTTTTGGAATTAGCGGCACAACGTATATGGGGCCGAATACGGGCTTCGCCGGTTTGGGAAGCCTCAATCTGTAATTTCTCAATGGGGATAAATCGCATGGCGTTCTACAACTATAAAAGAAAAGAATTGCCAAACGCTGGCGCACAGCAATACGCCTTTATCCCTGGAACTATGAACCCGGTATTCACATTGCCGGGGCCGGGCACGCCGTACTCGTTTGTCTGGCAAGTAACACAGCCGGAACAGCTTTATTACAACATGGCGCAACGTATGGATGGTCTGTCCGGTGTTGTCGCGGGGCAAATGGCGCTACAGGGTTTGCTTGATACGCGTTCCGTGGCCGGGGCGAACGGGTAGGACAGTATGCAAATATTTAACAACGCGTGGAATTGGACGAAATCCCACCCTTTGATGGTTGCGGGTATCATTGGCGCGCTTGTTCTATTGTATGTCCTTTACAATTCCGCTTCGGGTACGGCGGTACAAGTCGCGGCACCGTCCGGTCCATCGGATGCAGAGGTAAACGCTGCAACGCAGGTACAGCTTGGACAATTGCAAGCGAATACAGCAAACAATCAATTGGGTGCGCAATTGACCGCACAACAGAATAACAACGCGACTGCCGTTACGCTCGCCGGTTTGGATGCACAGACTGCCCACTATCAGGTGGAACAATCCGCTAATGTGCAAAGTCTTGGAATAACCGCCCAAGAAAACATACAGCTTGCGGGATTTCAAACACAGCAACAAATCGCAATTGCGAATGATGCTACGCAAGCACAGATTGCCATGATTTCGGGTGAAGTTACCAAAACCGGCTATCAGGAAAGTACAAAGCAACTTCAATCCGTTGAGAACGCGAACGTTGCTGTTACACAAAGCAATAATCAGACACAGCTTGGTATCGTCCAAGCTGTACAAAAGACGCAACAAAAATCTTCCGACAATGGCTTTTTCGGGAGCCTTTTGGGCACGGTTGGTAGCGTTTTAGCGTTTCTCTAAGGATCAATAAATAAATGACAAACCCTTTTGAGAAAATCACTAAAAAAGACGTGCTGTATATCGCGGGCGCAATCGCGTCCCTTATCGCTTTGTTTGTTGTGTTTGGACGCGGCAAGATTTCTCTTGGGTCTGGAACGCAAAGCGATGCTTCCGAAATCGGAACAATTCCACTAACTGGCAACGGTGGAACGGGTGGCCCCGGTTATACGAATTATAACACCGGCCCTCTTTATCCCGTTCCCTTGATGACGCCAGCCGAACAAGAAACGGCGGCTAAAGGCGGATGCGGGTGCGAGAGTTTTGGTTGTGCTGGACCATCCCAATTGGACGACGGTTCAGCTTATTCCAACGTCAATTCACTTCTCGCCTATTACCAGAATACAAATCCGTACTATGAGCAATTGTATAAAACACAATTGCAGACGTATGCGGACTATTTTGCAACGGGGCAGGCTTACGCCACCGGAGCGGGACAACTCAATATTCCCTCCGGTACTCTTCACTAATCGTTATTTGAGGACCGCATATGCCAATTCCCGCGAATGTAAAAACTGGAACGCTTGGGCTTCCCGCCGTGCCCAATTACACATTCAATAGCACCGCGAATATTGCCCCGTCCTTTCATGTTGGACCGCGCATGTATAATGACGGTGGATATATTCCGCACCCGTTATCCTACACCGGACAACCGGGTCCGACGCCTTCTAAAAAAGTGACGCGGCCCGCTGGCGCATTAACGACCGCACCCGGTGGTTTGGCCACAGATATTGCGTGGCCCCACGCGTTTTCAATCAATGGTCGCGAACCGGGTTAGTCCGTATAAAGAGGACAATATGCCGGGTTTATCTAGCGCATTAGGATCGGTAACGAATGAACTGGCGAAAGCCAATTCAATTGGAAACGGTTTCATGCCTGGAACGAATATCACCGGGTCGGATTACGCTTCTTACTTGGGAGAAATCCAGGACCAAATAGAACCGGGCTATTCGACTTCAAGCTCTCCGCCAATAGGCAATCCCGGATCATTGGGTGCTGCCATAGGTTCCTTTTTAGGGACAATCGGAACGCCGCTAACGGGATTGCTTGGCGGTTCTTTCGATCCAAACAAAAACGCACTTGATGCGGCAAACGCCGGTGATAGCATTCAAAAGGGTGTCGCCAATACGGGTGCATTTCTTGACATTATAACGGACGTTCCGCGCGTCCTCACAATCACAATCGGTATTATCATGCTAGGTGCCGGATTGTTCATGCTTGGGGCGCGCCCCGTTGTCAATATTATTGAAAAGACAAGGGGCGCACTTCCATGACCGAACAAACACTAGAAAATCAGCCGCGCGGAGTGCGAAATAACAATCCAGGCAATTTGCGCGAAGTTGGAATAGATTGGAATGGCCGCGTAGGAAAAGAAGATGGTTTCACCGTTTTCAGCGCTGCTATTTACGGTATCCGCGCGCTTGCCGTTTGTCTCTACAACAGTAACAAAACTTTTGACCGTCATACCATACAGGTAATGATTGAACATTACGCCCCGCCTTCTGAGAACGACACGCGCGCATATATACACTATGTTTCCGCGTTCTGTGGCGTCGGCCCCAATGTCGAAATCGATTTATCCCATGCCCCAATGGCATTCTTGATGATACGTGCAATTATCATTTATGAATGCGGATACCGCAAAGGGGGAGCGGAGTGGTACACGAAAGCGACAATTCTTGAGGGGATGGGACAAGCGGGGCGATGGGACAATCTGACATTAGTATAATAGTAGAGGTTGTCATTGCGGTAGGTACAGTCGTAAATACGTACTTTTCCTTGATGGTAAAGCTAGACATTGCGAACTTGAAGATTTGGAGTATGGACAGATTTGTAACGCGCGAGGAACATTTGGCGTCCTCGCCTTTTAAGGGGAAACGGTTAGATGAAGTTTAGCAATTATCTCATGTCGCTTTTAGCGAGTGCTGTTCTTATCGGTGGCGTATCAGCTTGCGCGTATATTCAGACGGATACGCCACAGCAAAAACTTGACGCTGCAAAGCTCACCTATACAAGCGTCGTGGCCGTCTATGATGGGATTTGTGTTGCCACACCTCACCCCGCACTGTGCAATGATGCAAAGGCACAGATTGCGGAGCGAAGCGCAAAACAGCTATTTGCGGACGCATTCGACGCCGCACAAACGGCAATCAATGTCAACGGAACGTTGACACCGGATCAGATTTCAACTTTGATTAATACTGTGATTGATGCGGTAACGGTTATAGAAAACCTAGAAGCCTCTTTGAAGGAAGAAAACGAATCCTCTAGCGGCTAATACGTAGGCAATCCAGAAAACAAGCGGAATAGAGATATAGAAGAATAAGGGAAGGACATATTTCATCGTATGTCCTTTCTTGTTTTTCTTAGCCTTTCACGTTGCATCATTGCAGAAACCCCCATACGTCATGGGCGTATGCAACGAAAACCGCAACCACGAAAAAATACCTAAATTTTAATGGAACCAAAAACAGAATACGCATAGCGGAACATTCCCCCTTGATTTCAATAGCTTAAGGACTCTTGTGCAAACGGTCCCACTATAGTACAGTCTGTCTGCCGTTGCACCTAGCAGGACCCCT